ATAAGGGCAACCGTTTCAGCCGTTGCGCCTGGAGCGTTCACCGTAAGGTTGATGGCCTGCCCGCCCATGCCCTTTAGGCTTGGCACGATGGAGCCGGGAGTGCGCGGAACGAACAATTCGGCACGCTTTTCGCCCACGATATACGGCTGGCCAGCGTTCACAGGGCCACCGGAAGCGCGGCCTAGGATGCTGCTGGCTGTGCCAAGAACGTCATCAAAGCCGCCGAGAGAATTGCCGCCGCCGAACAGCGAACCGATCGAACTGAACAGCGACCCGAACAGACCCCCGCTACGCCCGCCACCACCGAACAGGCTTTGCCCTTGCGATAGCCGCGCGAGCATTTCGGAGATTGCCCGGATACCTTCATATTTCAGAACGCGGAGGAATCCCTTTGTCCCGCCTGTGAACAGTTCCTCATAAAGACCGGCGAGGTCCCTGAATTCCTGTTCCTGGAGGTCAGCGGCTTGGCGAATGGCATCAAGGCGCAGTTCGCGTTCCTCGTCCATGCTCGCATTGACTTTTTCGACAACGTCTTTGAAATCATTGCCGCCCGATGCCCATTCTTCCCGGATGGACTGGCCGATATCAACAGCATCGCGGCTGATTTCCGCCATCGTGTCGGCAAGCTGCTTCGCCAGCGGATCGGCATCTTTCAGTTCGCGCGCGAGGCCCCTTGAACGTCCACCGCCACCACCACCAGACGAACCCAGAGCATCACTTGCCAATTGAGGCAAAGTGGATTGCCGCAATACGTCAGCCGTTGGCCTGAATTCGGTGCCTACAGCATCGCGTCCGCCGCCACGCCCGCCCTTGGGCAATGCGCGCTTGGTGTTGCGCTTGAGGCGGAAGCCTAAAAAGCTGCCGACTTCTTCAGTGCCGCGATTTTGATCCTTTATCTGGATTGTGCGGGATTGCGACCGTTGGAATTGCAGCCACGCAGATGCGGCTCTGACAGCCTCGCCCGCTAGATTTGCCAAGGAATCCGCCAAGGCTCCTATGGCCTCCGCATTATCGGCCACAACGCCCGCGATCTTCGTGCCAAGCGCCTGTTTCAGTTTTGCGATTTTGTCGGCTGTTTGGTCCGCATTGGCGATTTGTGAGTCGGAAAGAATCAGGCCAAACTTCTGCGCCTCCGCAGCGGCTTGACGAAAGCCTGATCCGGCCTGCTGCAAGGTCGGGAGAATGGCGAGTGCGCCGCGCCCAAAAATGGCAACCGCCGATGCCGCTTGGCGCGCGGGGTCTTTGATCTTGGCGATGGCGTCGGCAACACTCGCAAATCGTTCGCTGTCGGATTGGTTTTTCAGCTTTTCAAGGCTCAACCCAAGCGATGTCAGGGATTCAGTCGCGGCCTTGTTGCCGTTGAACGCCTTGCCCAAGGTAATCGAAAACTTGCCAAGCGCCGTGTCTGCCTGTTCTACACTCGCGCCGTTTTGCGTTGCGGCAAAGCGAAACTCTTGCAGGAACTTCGTGCCGACGCCGAGCGACTGCGCCACCTCGCCAAGCGAACCGGCGAACTCAAGCGACTGGCTGATTGCATTTGTGATCGTGCCGACCGAGAATGACGCAAGGAAACCCGCAAAGGCCCCGCCAGCAAATCCAGCCAGCGCACCCTTAATCGCGCCCACGCCCTTGCCAAGGCCGGAAAACCCCTTGTCGATACGGCCAAGGCGCTTGTTGGTATCGCGCTCAAATGATGCGACTGCCGCTTCCGCCTTGTTCAGGTTTGACCGCAGGAGTTCGGTTGTCGCGCTGACTTGAATGAGCAGTTTTGCGACATCATCGGCCATAGGTTGCCCCTATTCTTCATGCCGCTTTTGCAGCTCTTCGATCGCGGAAAAGAATTCGTGAGGCGTCGCAGCCCAGAAATCGGAAGGACGCCAATGCAAGGCCGTGATGGCGATGCCCATGAGGCGACGACGCGGGTCTTCTAATTCCCCTTCGTCGTCGCCTTCACTTCCCCCGATCCGGTATAGCCCCCGGTCGCTGCCATGAAGAGCAACAGTTCAAGACGCTTCATGGCAATCAAAAGCCCGCCATCGGCCTGGAGGATCAATTCCCCAACACGCGCTGCATTGAATGCCGCCAGCGTTTTGTCATCAACCGCGCGGCCATGAGCCTTGATGCACTCGGTTGCGATGACCGCCGCCTCGCTCATCTTCAACTGGCCATCCCCCGCCGCACGGGCAAGGTCAATCAGGCTGCGGTCTGTCTGCGCTTCAAATGCCGAAATCGCCTCGTAGGAGGGGCGGAGCACATACTCCTGCCCCTCCAGTTCAAGCGATACTTCCCCGCGCGTCTTGTTCGCCGTCATTAGGACAGCGCGTCAGTTGTCGGTGCCGAAGCAACGCCGAGTTCGAGTTTGTATTTGACCGCATCATTCTGGCCATAGTCAATCGACATGTCGAGAATGTTGCAGGCCGCAGTCCAGACCGCATCACCAGTCGTTCCCGACGAGCCGCCCTTGCGAATCTGGAAGTTCTTGGTCGTTTGCGCCTTGTAAGACGTTTCCGCCAAGGTGAAGCCGTTTGCATCCGGCAGGGTTGCAACGCCGTCAAGCGAAACGCCTACGTCAAACAGCCCAGCCGCAACCGTTGCGTATGGGAAGTCATCTTTGGCCGATGTGTCAATCGTGTTGGCCTTGCGCGTCATTGCGAGCGATTGCTGGCCCGCGATGATCGCATAAGTTCCGCCCGTGGTCGTCGTGTCGATCCACAGGCGATAAGCATTGCCGAGTAGTTTAGCCATGTCAGTCTCCTATAAATGCAACCCGACTGGCGACCGGGCGCGGGGGAATCATGCGGTCTGGACGAACGCCAAAAAACGCATTGAGCCGTAATAATTCTGTCCGTCGGGCAAGAGTTGCGCCGAACTGTTCAAGTGCTGCACTTCGCTGAACGTCACCCCGCCCGCGTCCGCTGCCTTCCAATTGTGCAAAGCCGATTTGACTTCCGATTGGAGCGCATGAAGCGGCTTGCGCTCAGCCCCGCGAATGACCTGCACAACGTCAAATTCTATCCGCTCAACTTCATCGCCCTTCCCGCCGAATTGCTCAGGGAAGAAGTCGGCAATGATGACAACGGGCGGAGCCTGATTTTCGGGAACGTGCTGATAAACCGAGGCGAGTGTTACTTGCGCTGTCAGACGCGTAAAAACAGCCGTTTCGAGCGAATTGGCATAGTCCGTCATTACTCACCCCTTGCCGCGCGGCCCAGCACCCGCTCAAGGGCATCACGAAGCCTTGGCAGGTCGTTCTTGCGGAAGTCCCGAATGCGCCCGAATACGAAATTGTAACGCTCGCGGCTGATTGCCTTGACGCGAACCGTGTAAGTCGAAATTGTTCCAGTTGAGCGGTTGCGCCGTCTCGCCTTGGCCGTCTGCGCCTTGCGGCCTTGGTCCAGAATGTAACCGTAAAAACCCTGCCGCTGTGCCCGCTTGTTCACCAGCCCCAGCTTCATTGTGAGCGACGAAACCAAGACTTTAGCCGTAAGCAGCGACTTCAGTTTGCCGGTCCGCACCGGAACTTCCGCCCTTGCCTGCCCCAGCAACCGGAATGCAATCACGTTCATTGTATCGGCCAGTTCCTCGCGCGAGGCTTCCGGCAGACGTTTCAGTGTGCGCCGCAAGGATGCCGCGCCTTTGACCCGTGACGCCATTAGCTTGGCTGAAACTCGGCAAAGACAACAATCTCCCGGCCCTGCCCGGTAGGGTCTTCCACCGAAACAATGTTGAGTTGCTTGCCTTCCATAAGCAGGCGGTTTGTGACCCCCAATGTCCGGTAGCGCATCCGTATCCGCCAGCCCTGCGACGATTGCAGTGTTCCCGCCGTCAAGCCCTCTGAACCCCCGATAGGCGTCGCAAAGGCCCATACATCCGTGACGGTTGACCATGTTTGCGTAAAGCCACCCGATCCATTTGCGGCATCAGACGATGACTGGATTGTCACCTTACGGTTGTATTTGCCCGCGCTGGTCATGCACCGAACCCATAGCCCCGGAAGTTCGCCAGCAAGGCCGAAACCGCATGGGGCAATTCCGTAACAGGCTTGTCGGATGATGCTTCCGGCATTTCGAACCATTGCGCAATCAGCATATGAATTGCAGCCTTGATCGCTTCCGGTGCCGTCGCTTCCCCCGCAACAAACCGAATAATGACATTATTGATTCCCGGCGCCACGGCTGGCCAAGAATAGGTTGAAACCGGCACGATCCATTGATCGCTGCTGGTTAGATCAACCGCATAATTCGCAGAATCAATCGTCTGCAATGAACCCGCCGTGTCATAGTATTTGACGCTCGTGACCGATGCCACAGGCCCGAATGGGATGCGGATGGCGCTTGAGAAATCGTCTAGGTAAAGTTCCCATGTCTGCGTGATGATCGCCCGCCCCAGATACCCGTTAGGCCCGTCCAGATAGGATGTTGCCGCCGCGATGAGACTTGTGAACAGCGTGTCCTGATCGGTTGTCAATTCGCGCATGTAGGACTTCACTTCAACAAGCGACACAGGCGTTGATGCGGGAGCCGTGATTAGCTTCAAGCCCATTATCTCGCCCCTCTTGATATTGCGCTCGGCCTGGAGCCGCCCGAAAGATTAAGCC